TTCAGCATCTTCTGAAGGTCCTTTGACGTGTAAATCTCATTTGCATTAATTACCATCTGCTTTCCTCATCAAATAAAGTGCAACAAAAAGAGCCAGAAAACTGACTCCGAAGTGAACCAATATGATCCAGGTCATGATTCCTCCTTCCTCTCTAAATATTCCTTGATCTCTCCCAACTCCATGCCGATCCTATCCAACTTCAACCTCCACACCTCTCCATCCAATGCCTCCAATAATCTCTCTGCATACTTCGGTAATGGCACCATCCCTAGCTCCCACTTGTACACTGTCGTTTTATCAACCCCCACATGCTCCGCAAACTTGGGCACAGAGATCCCTAACTCCTTCCTCCGAGACTTGAACTCCTCCCTCGTCAAATCTGATCCCTTTTTTTTCATTTTTATTTTTTTTCAAGGGTTATGGGGCTATTCCCCTTCCTCATCCTCTCCAATACCCTCCTATGCGCCCTCATCCCAAACTTCTTGCCAGGATTATCCCTCTGCCACTCCACCACATGGGCGAAATACAAACTCATCGGACTGTCTCCTATTGGAATTATTTTTTTTATTTTTTCCATGGGGTTTTAGGGGGTGATGCCAGTGGCTCTAGCCCTGCCCCGTCTGCCGACCTGCCGGGGGGGGTCTGGGCCGGATCCGTGAGTGTGGACTCTACAGACTCCGCCACATATGCCTTGTAAGTCCACTGTTTCCAACGATTGGTTATATTTATCTGTGAAATATACCGTCATATGTACCGTCAAAGGTATGCCTTAAGGATTCCACCCCTGCAACCTGGGTAAGGATGCGCTCCCCCTCGCAAAGTCACTGTTTCCAACGGGTTCCAGTCCATCATCAAGCTCATGTTCCTCATTTGTTCCTGATTTCTTGATCTTTTGGCCTTAAATTGAACGTGTGCGCCCGGAGTTGCGGGAGAAAAGACTCTCTCCGCTCTCTCACTCCCTCCACATAGCACTCAAAGCATGTCTCAAACGGACGAGCCTGATTGATCTGCTGTGTGAATGCCCTGCCACAGTCCTGGCAGGTTTTGTGTTGCCTAGAGTCATTCTGGAGTCGGCAGATGCACCTTTGCCCTTCGGGTGCTTCCATACCTGGATGCGAAAGGTCTTCATTCCAGTCAAACATCCCCCTCCTCATGCTCGATAGTCTCCCCCTGATCAGGAATCTGTTTCATCCTTTGTGCTAGGTCTGCGTGTGCTTCCAGGTGGAGTGTGTGAATGGATTGAATCTTGACATCGTGCTGGGTTCGTTCTCCGTAGACCTGAGGATTCTGCCGGGATGCTAACCATTTGCGTGCATCCAGAGATACCTTGGCTGCTTGAGGTTCGATGATGCCTGATTCCACTCGGTCTGCAATCTGGTTGATCTGGGTTTCCTGCCATGCTGCTTGTGCATGTCTGGCCTGTTCATATTTCTGGTTGCGTATGGGATCCTTGGTGATGTTTTCATGCAGGGTCCGGTAAGGAATCTGGGCACCTGCTGCGAGTGCCGGGAGATTCACACCTTCGGCAATCTGCTCGAAGATATGATCCCAGAAGGTTTCATCCTTCATGAGTTTGGTGGCCCGTTCTCTACGGGCTCTTTTGTTAGGTGATCCTGCCACAGTCGATCTCGGTGAGGAGTTTGATGGAATCGATGGCCTTGATGGCTTCGTCAAGGGACCTGATGAGGAAATAGAATCCTCCTGCCTTTTTGATAGCCTGCTCGAAGGTTTTCTGCTCGGTAGACTGTCGGCCTTTGGGTTGTTTGATTTCGAGTCCGACGAACCTGCCTTTGATGATGACGATGATGTCCGGGAGTCCTGGGCATGGGTTTGGAGTAAAGAAGGTTTTCCCTTTGAGTGGGTTTCCTCTAACGATGGGGCCTGTGTACATCCTCCAGGAGAACATCTGGTCTTTGGGCTGGAGAGATAGCCAGTGAAGGATTTCCTTTTGGATCTGGGATTCCTTCATTGCGGATACCCTCCGAACTTTTTAAACCAGTAAATGGCCACCCTCATGGTGTCCTCTGAGATGCCTGTGAGTTCCTCGGTCTTTGGGTGGATCTTGTAGGCATCCAATGACAGGTTCGGATTCTGGTGAACCTGAATGAAGAGCAGGGCTAATTCATGAGCCAGTGAGTATTCTTGTGCGGTCATGCCGACTGTCTCCAATTGTTTTCCTTGTCGAAGCTGATCATCATCCCTGCCTGGTCAAAGAGCCTGTCGGTGATGGATCTGCCGTAAAGTCGCTCAATCTGGTCTCGGAATAGGTTTGTGGTGATCAGGGTTGGCAGGTGATTGGTGTGCCTTCCTGAGACAATCTCAAAGAGGTTCTCTGCCTCGTAGTCGGAGGCCTTCTGTTTGCGGTCCATGCCTAGCTCATCGATGATGAGGAGAGGAGCCTTGGTGACTCGGTTCAGGAGATCATACTGGCCTTCTTTTTCGGAGGACCTGACGGAGGTTCTCATCCGGGCAAGGAACTTGTGCCACCTGATGAGTCTGGGGTCCTTCCGTTGCAGTTTTGCTTCTCTTCCGATGGCACATGCGAGCGCAGTCTTTCCGGTTCCTGGAGGTCCATAGATGGTGAGATTCTTGCGCCTCTCGGTGAACTGGTGGAGTGCATGGTTCATGGGGATTCTGCCTCCCTGCCACTTGAAGGGCTTGAGGGAATCGAGGGTGGTATCTCTGAACCCGTAGAGATCGGCATTGGCCAGTTGGTTTTTCCACTGATCAAGGAGTGCTTCCTTGGAGGGTTGAATATGGACGTACTGGTTGCCGTTCTTGATCTGCCAGGTCAGTTCATTTCCTTCCTGGTCGGTCTCGGTGTATTCAGCCTCGATGAATCCGGTGATGGGTTCACCTTCAAACCACCACTTCTGGAATGCATGTTGCCCTTTCTCGGAGCAGTTAGGGAGGATCCGTTCGGTGAGGATCTTCATCATTTTGGCATCATATTCCCGGTCTTTTGCCGGGATCTTTTCAGTTGGCATAGGGTGATCCTTCCATCTTCAGTGAGTCTTCGTAGTCCTTGAGCAGGTCGGTTTCAGGTCCATAGTGTTCGGAGGCAGGTTTCCATCCGTGTTCTTCTGCGGAGAACTGGCCTTCCTTCACCACATCATGCGGAGGCTGCTGGAGTTCTTTGATGTACTTGTGATCTCTGAGGAACCTCTCGGCATCCTTGTTGTTGGTGCCGTCTCTCCTGAGGATCATGAGATAGTGCCTGGTGGCCAGGTTCACCTCATCGAGGGAGAACTTTTTCCTCAGTTTGATGAACTGGGCTTGTGCGTTTGCTTTAGAACCTATGTTCCTACTGCATCCCCGTTTGTATTTCTCCCACCATCCTTCGGTGTCATGGGTCTTTCGGTTGTTGGAATCCCGGTTGGTAAACTCCCGGATCAGATCCCGATTTTTGGGAGGGTCGGGTGTATGTAGTTCATTGGATAGTTCATTGGATAGTTCTATATACTTAGTTCCGGGTATCGTTTTGATACCCCCTGAGGTATCATTCTGATACCCCTTAGGTATTGATTTGATACCCCCTGGGTATTGTTTTGATACCTCCCCCGGTATCAGGTTGATACCCCCCTTGATCTTGTATCTGTTCGTGGTGCCGTCTGATTTGAGTTTGGTGATGTACTTGAACGTGATCAGATTCTTGATGGCCTGGGAAACATTCGGGGGATGGATCCCTGTGAGTTCCGAGATGCGTTTCCGGGAGGGCCAGCATTCCTTGGTCTTTTTGTCTGCATGGGCAATGAGAACAATGAGGACCTTGAGTTCTCGCTTGCCCAGTCTTTCGTCTTTGAGAAAATCGGTTTCCATCATGACCCTCATCGAAGATCCTCCAGGGTCCACCCTTCAGATTGCTTGAGGGTCTTCTTGGCATAGTAGGGAGAGAACCGGGCCGACTTCTCGTTCAGCATGTCCAGCTTCAACTGGGTCATGAGCCAGAGGGCCTCCTTCTCAATGGCATTGCGGTCCATGTTGGAGGGCCACTCTCTAAGCTTCATGCTTGCCAGGTAATTCTGAATCCACTTGAGTTCAGGAACCCAGAGAGGGCATGACCTGCGGATGAGGACCTGATGGAGGAAATCGATCTCGTCGGCAGTGGACCAGGACTTGTTGGTGTCCCGGTTAGAATGCTTCACATTGTTGTGAGATCGAACGCTATTGAAATATTTATCCAAATCCATAGGAATCATGCCTCCTGGCAAAAAGTTTTAATTACGTCCGTTTAAGCCACGTTTTCTGCTACTTCTGGATCTTCTGTTCGCTTATTGAGATCAGAGGCACTCGGATTGGCCTCAGGATCTCCAGATTGATACTCCCATTCCTGGATGTCCTGGTTGAACCTCATGCCCACTGTGGAGTCATCCGCATAGTCGGCAGCAGCAGCAAGCCTGGTGTGTTCAATGCGGTCCCCCTCCATGGGCAACCTCTTGACCAGTCTCCTGATGCAGGTCTTCTTGGCCATCTCCTCCCTGTGGTTTTTCCAGACCTCAGAGGATTTCTTGCCGATCTTTTCGATGAACCGGGTCACATCAGGCTCACTCATCACCTCGAAGTCATTGGATCCTCCGGGCAGTTCAGCCACGGCATAGTAGGCCACCACGTCCCCCCGGTCCTTGGTGATGTCGATGTTGTGGATGAGCCTCCAGGAGGAACCCTGCTGGACACTGAACTCATCATGCTCCCTCACCTCTGCTGCCCTGATCGATCTCACCAGACCAGACTGAAGGCATAGCTTGATGAGGCCCCTGAATCCTGGGATCAACTGGCAGGTTTTTCCGTAGGGAATCATGTAGGCTAAACCCTGGACTGAGTTGGGAACTAAACCCATCTGACAGGCCTCAGTGACGGCCCTTAGTATCGAGTCCTTGGTGCAGTCTAAAATCTTCGGGTTTTTCTGCACCTCAGTCATCACAACCCTTTGAACATGTGATGGCTTGATATGTTCAGGAAGAGCCATGGCAAACTGCTCTTCCATACTCTTCAGATCGGTTCTTAATTGTAATTGGTTCATGGTCATTTATGCGTTGATATTAAACAGTTTGTTCATTTGTAAGATCCTCCTCACAGAATGGGCAGAATTCTTTGGTTTCGTCATATTCATAGAAATCATCTCCACAGTTTTTGCAGATTAGTCTTATGGCCCCGGTGTATTCTTCCGGGGTCATTAGTTTCCAGGTGTCATATGACATCATTTTAAACTCAAAAACTTTTGTTTTCTTGAGTTGTATGGGTGATCTTTAAGAAAATTTTTAACATCTTTTTCTAAGCAAAGATGAGGTCCTTGTGGGCCTCCTACCCTAGTCGTTTTTAAAAGTCCTTTTCTTGCTGCTTTTCTTAAATAATCAACCCGTACCCCGAACTTATCTTCGACAGTTTTAAAATCCATAAATTCGTCTAGTAAATTACTCATCAGACCTTCCTTTCTGCACTGGGAGGATCCGTTTCATGCGATTAAAAAACCTACTTTTCAGGGAAGGTTTTTCCATGCTTCTTATGATGTTTGCGATGTTAGTTTCCATATCTTGTCCTTGGTTTGAGGTGGTGCAGGGGGAATCGCTCGGCCCCCCTGCAAAGGAGAAATGAACCATGAGTTC